TTGTGCGAGTATCACGGCAGGTTCTCTCCTCTCTCGTGTTTGGCTATGCGGTCATTGTCCGCGTACGCGCGCGCGTAGGCAATGAACAAGTTGGGATATGCAGATAAAAAGGATAGTGCATATAGGTGCGTGTTCATCTGGACTGAACAGGGTTAGGAAATGAACAGGTGTTGATTCGCGATTGTGTTGCGGGTATGTTCGGCGGGTGTCGCTTACTGTGTGGGAGGTAACAATGTCACGCATCTTCATCGCCGCACTACTCGCACTGGCTGTCTGCACGGGGCAGGCGTCGCAGCCGAAACCCAAGCCGGCGCCCGTGCCGGCACAATCGGAACTCGCCAAGGCGAAAGCCCAAGCCCAGCAGGCGAGCAGGCTCCGCGCCGGCATGAGCGGCACCAGCGTCCCGTCATTCTTCGAGGTAACGAAGAACACCCAACGCGGCACAGGCGCGAGGCAGATCACAAACACAACGATGGCCTGGACATACATGCCGTCTGAGCCAGAGAAGCCTAAAAAGTGGATTGTCCAAATCACCAACGGCACCATCGTCAGCGTCAGCGTGGTGGACGTTTCCCGCTAATCCACCAACGGGTTATGGTCGCCGCAGCCCCGGCAGCCGCCTATCTGCTTGCGGATGGCGGCTTGTACAGCAGGGTCTACCGGACCAGACCGGATCTGCCGGCCACGGTTCCGCTTCCACATCTCTTGCCATGCCGGGTGGTCCTTATCGAACCAGTAGCCGTGTCCCGGTTCCTCCCGAACGATTGCGGGTTTCATTGCGTCCATCCACCCTGGAACAGCCGCACACCGCTTCTCCACACTGCCATAGCTGGCGAATACCTCGTTCATGGGAGCACTGCCTCCACGTACAGTGGTTCGGTCTGCTGTGGGAAGTCCGGCTGGTTCGTACCGTTCGGCCAATAAATGCCGGTGACGTTCATGCCGCTTTGCCAACGCCGCCACGATGCCGCCGCCACACCGTACGATGCGGTAGCCCAGTTGTGACCCACAGCCCAATAGCGGCACTGTCCAGGGCCGTCCGATGTGTTGGTCAAATTGACTTGGCTTGCCGCGTTCTCGCTAAGCGCCCCCACAAGACAGATACTCCCGCCTGCGTCGCCCCAAAACAGACCGACGACGCGCGTCACCAGAACATCCGTAACCGATGGCGAACAGGTCGTGACATCGAGGATGCCGAAGTCAATGTTTGCTGGCGGGATGACGAGGTATTCATCTTCGGTGGAATAGGCAAAGGTTGTTTCGCACGGCTGGCAGTCCTCGCAATCCGTGTGCTCTGTGATGTCCCCCGTGTCGATGATGACCATGCCCGACGTATCGGTAATGGTGTCATCGCCAAAGTCGAAGTAATAGCAGGTGGAGTCCCCATCAATATTGAACGCGCCGGTAACGCCTGCGGCTTCGCTCGCGAGCATAGCGGTAAACGCCACGGTATCCGAATCGCAGAACCGGGGTTGCCGGTACGGGGTGGAACCGCAGCAGCAGGAATTGACTGGCATTAGTCTTCCGCCGAGTTCGGAACCTTAAAGATGTACGTCACACCGCCGCCGCTGGAATCGGGAATCGTGTCAACATCCACCACCGCACCCACCCCTATGGCTTGGATTAGGCACGACCCGCTATTCACCACCCCCGTGGTTGCATTGGTGATGGTGATGCCAGTGGCGTGCGTGTACGGAGCCGTGCCCGTCACCAGTTCAAACCCATTCAATGCCGTCAGGTTTACCCCATCCGTCACCGCCCTTGCCGCCCCCGTGCCCGCACTGTTGTAAGACACCACCCGCTGCACCGTGTAAGACCACGCCGGGAAGCTGCCGGATACCGCCGTGATGCGGGCCGTGAACCTTGCCGGAGGAGCATCAAAGACCCAGCACGCCGATACTTCGTCCTCGTCCGTGTACAGACACTCCCGATGGATCACCACCACATCCCCGTTGGTGGCATCCGCCCGGAACGTCTCCAGGCTGTTCCGCTCCAGCAGGGGAAGCGAACTGGTTTCGTGCGTCAATCCATTGGGCTGATCTTCGTACGTTCCATCCTCCAGCCGCCGCACCTGCGTCCACTCCGAAACCTTCCACTTATCCGTTGAGTCCCGTACCTCTAGGCGTACCACGATCCGCCTGGAACTGGTGCCAGTTCCATAGTCAGCAGTCTCCCGATGGGTTGGAATGCCCTCCACGTACCGCGTCGCCTTAATCACGCGGCGGATGCCCTTCTCATCGAAACCGTGAGAGGTGTTGGTCAAGTGCCAATCTCCCACAGAAGCTCAGTGCCCATGTCCACCAACTCGTTTATTTCGTACCCGATGCCCGGCGTCAGGCCGGAGAGGTTGTTGGGTGCCGGCAGGATTACCACCTGATCCCCAGGAACCGCCTGCCCGCCCTCGCCATCGAGGTTCACCGGCACCGTGATTTGATTCCCCTCCCCATCGCGGATTGGAATCCGCATGAGAGAACTGTCTGCGGGGTTCACGTACAATTCATACAATCCCTTATCCGCCAGCCGGCGCCGCCATGTTTCCAACCGATGCAGGAGTACGTACGTCATGCGTGGGCGCTGGGTGCCCGTGTCATCCAGGACGGTCTGCAATGCGTAGCGGTCGAACAGCAGGGTTCCCGTGGCGAAGGTGCGGGATTGCCCGTTGATGGTCATCACCACGGGCGCACTGTTTACCTTGCCTAAGCACAAGTCGATGCCGTCCCAATCAATGACGTTCGTGGTAAACGACACAACGACTTCGGTGTCGTACCTGCGAGTCATCACCCCGGAGATGGGGTGGTATGCGCTATTGGTAATAGGGTTGTCGTAAGCGTCCTTCTGCGTCTCCACCTCGAACATCAGGCTTTGAATGGTGATGTCAATCGCCCAGCGTTCGCCATCAGGGTCAGGGTTATCCGGCGCCGCCTCTTCCCCGGGCGTGGGGAATTCATACGTGCAAGTGACCGTGAATAGTTCAGGCTTATCGGCGTTCTGTTCCGCCGTCTTGCGCTTCAGCACCAGCGAGCCAGAACCTAACGCCTCCCCGAACGCCGGGATGCCAGTGGCGTACACGGCATCCACGGGCTCAACGGTGTAGTCGGAATACTCCACATGGAACTTGCGTTCCTGCGATGCGGTGATGGTGGTGCCCACCGTCACATCTGCCACCTTGTTCCGGATCTCGTCTACTCTTACCAGCGTTGCCATGTCACCATCCCGTCACAATCGCAAAGCCCTTGCCGAACGCCTTGATGGGTTCAAGCAGGGCTTGCGTGGCGTTAGTGGTCGCCTTCTGTTCTTTCAACTGCTCTTTCGCCGTCTTCTCCATCTCGATGAACGGCTGCGGTACGTCGGCATCCGTCACCCGACGCGAGCCGAACACTTCCTCAGCCTGCACGCGGGGGTTCTGCAACTGGATCATGGTCCGCACCTTCTCAATCGGTGCGGTTACATTCTTTCTCAGTGCCTTGCCGGACGCCTCCCATATCTCCGTTGCCGCCGTCTTCATCTCGGCCCACTGCGCCTTCAGCTTGTCGATTGCCATATTGTCAATCGCAACATCGCTGCTGAACTGCGCCGCTTCCATTGCATCCTGAAACGACTTCTCAATCTCGGCCCGGCGCTTCCGCAGTACATCCGCCTGATCCCAGTTCCGGAACTTGGACGCGGCTTCGATTGCCTCCAGCGTGGCACCCGACTCGCGAAGCGCCTCATTCTTGAGCCGTGCCAGTTCCATCAGTTCATCGCTGACGCGGGCGGCTTCCCGTCGCACTTCCTGTTGACCCTCCGGCTTCATGGCAATCCGCGCGTCTCGCATGGTGCGGCGGGTCCGCTCCTCAATCGACAGTACCGCCTTCTCCGCGGCGGCTTTCTGCCGCTCCATCTCCTCCCGCTCTTTCTTCAACGCCTCTGCACGCAACGCGCTCACACGGGCGGATTCCTGCTTGGCGGCAATCTCCCCCGTCCACGCCTCCTGCAACCCCTCCAGCCCACGCACCAGACCTCCGATAAGTGGCAGGCCGCGGGCTATCTCGTCATACACATCCGTAAGGTTCTTTGCTCCGGTGCGGGCATCAATCGACATCTTGCCGAGCGATTCCCCCAACTGCGCAAACCTGTTGATTGCCAACCCGATGCCGCCGATGGCAGCGCCCCCGAACATAATCTTTAACCCGCGCCCCAAGTTCGACTTATCACCAAACTGCGAATCTAGTTGCTTGAACAGGCTGTTAGATTTCGACTTGAGCTTTTCGGTATCCTTCCCGGCCTGGTCAAACCCCTTGCGCCACGCACTCGCGTCCGCCTTCAGAATACACAGCAACGATCCGATGAAAGACATGATTACCTCTTGCCCAGGCTCGCGTTAAACGCCATCACCTTTTCGATTAGTTCCGCCCGTGTCGGCATCTTCGGTGGCGCCTCCAGACCTTTCGCCCACGGGTTGACCAGATCCTGCATGTTGGCGAACTTCGGCTTGCCGCCATTGACCGCCGCCACCGTGAACGCCAGCGCCGTTGCCCGCATGTCGTCCCTTGTCTCTCCCCACGGTTCCAACTGGTAATCCGCGAGCCACAACAAAAACTCCTCTTTCGACATGCGGGATTGGGCTTCCGCGAGCGTGCATCCCATCACCCGCGCCACCTTGAGCCAGAACCTCAGTTCTGGATCGGCGCGTAGTCTTTTTTTTCGGCTTCGATTACCTCAGACAGCGTGTTGAGCTTTATCGCCGCGTCGAACATCTGGAGTAGCGTCCTGACATCCACCTGCGACACAAGTTGTTCGGCATCGCCATCCTCCAGCAGACGCACGCCATCCTCATCGCACAGGCACCGCACCAGTAGTTGCGCGTTATCCAACAACCGGATTTCGTCGGCTTCATTCCGGTTCTGTACGTACTGCTGCCATGCGGTCCAATCCTTGCCCGCCATCACCCGCAGGAAGTACGGCGTACCCTCCACGGGAACACGCTTCACGAGTGCAGAGAATGCATCAATCTTGCCCATGTTCACCCCTTAGAGAATGGCTTACGTGCCGGTGGTTAGCGTGCCGGCGCCCGTGATGCGGATGGTGATGTTCGCCTTGGCGGGTTCATCCTTCTGGAGGTCACCCGACATCGGCTCAAAGGTTTTGATCCATCCCACGAACGTTTGTGAAGACGCAGTGGTGAAGTCGTCCACCGCCAGCTTGTAGTTCTGGACCGTCTTAGCGGTGATCCAACCCTGCACCAGATTGCTCGTGGTGAAGTTGTACGGGATGGTGGCCGTCACCTCGCCAAAGTCGGGCGTGCCCGGTTGGCTGGTCGCCGTCGCGGAATTAAGCTTTGTGGTGACGACTTCGGCCACGGAGATGGCGTTGGGCTTCAGGTCGTACAAGTCACTCAGTACGGTGAAGCTGGCAGCGGTCCCGTATGCGATGGATGCGCCGTGCCCAACGGTTTCGGAAGTGTTTTCAGCCATGTGGATAACTCCTCAGTTAAGCAGCGGCCCACACGCGGTACGTGTGCTCCACCTCACAAAATGGAACCTCAGAATTAGACCCCTCGTAGAACTGCTCCTCAGACGCACCGTTGAAGAAGCACCCGCCCACCACGATCCCGCCCCACGTACCCTTCTGGCGGTCCAATGCCGTCTTGACCGCCGATGCCACCGCATGCGCCCGCGTGTATGCGTCCGTTACCCCAGGCCCGCCCGCCACCATCGTCAGCGTCACAAAGAATTCCTTGCCCACCATCTCATCAATCGACTCTTCTTTTTCTTGGTCGATGTCATACACAATCAAGGGGTAGGTATTGCTGGGCGATCCAATCGGCATGATGCGCGTGCCCACAAGGGCGGTCACTGCGGACGTTGCGGCAAGGCGAGCATAGATGGCGGTCGCAAGCATTACTTCAACGCCTCCGACGTTCGCGCCTCTTCCTCGATACCCTGCTGGAGTTTGTAGTTGAACACCTGCAACGCCAGATCCTTGGCGGTGTCAAAGGAGATGTTCATCCATCGCGTGCCGGGAATCTTCTTTCGGCGGTCGTTCAGGAATGCAGCCTTGCCGCCCGTTGGCCGCTTGCCAACCTTCCACCCATAGTTGACCATCGCCGCGTAGAACGTCTGGCCTGCGTAATCTTTCGCACCGATGGACACGGCTATAGAAAGAAGGTTCCTTTTTCTCTTCCACCTTCCAATGCGAATCGCCCGCCGCGTCAACCCTGTGTCCACTGGCGCGTTCTGAACCAGTTCGGCACGAATGACCTTCGCGGCTTCGCGCAGGGCCGGGCGGATCCGCTTCTTTGCGATTCGCTCCGGCATGTTCTGCAAGGCCATAATCATTTCATCGGCGCCCATGATCTTACTGCCCACTTGGCACCTCCGAGCAGTACAGCATGAGTTTCACTTTGGCTTCATCCACATCCATGACCCCGTTGATATACAGGTCGCGCGTGCGGTGCGTGATCTTCATGCCGGCGGTGATGTCGCTCCGGTATCGCAACTCCACGGTGTGCGACACCATCTCGCCCACGCTCTTGGCGCGTTCGGCCTCGCGGGCACTCAGCGGCGCCACTTTGGCCCACACGGTTGCCAGGGTGGACCATGTGGTCTGAGGCTCGCCCACGGCATTGGGCGTTTGCGTCGCCTTCTGCTTGACGATTACCCGGTGGCGCAAGTCGCCGGCTCGTACGGTCACTGCCATTACGCCGCATCCTCATTCACGGTCACCGCCACAAACAACCCGGTCGGGAGCGTGCCGCCGCCCGCCGTCGCCACTGTCACCACCTCCAGCACATCGCCTGCCACCAGCGCCGGAACCGTGATGGTGCCGGCCTGCCCGATGCGTGCGACGCTCGAACTGTTCAGCGTGACGACCCCCGAAAGAATCGTGGTCCCGTTTTTCTTGACATCCACCGTCACGGTTGCCGCGCCCACGGCGATGGCGATGGATCCGGCATAGACCGCAATCGTGGTTCCCGTCGCCCCGTAGCAGTGGTAAATCGGCTGCGTCACTGAAGTGGCCGTGCCGCTCTGCGACAACACAAGCCGGTGCTGGTGTGCCACCTTTGTGGCGGCAATGGCGGCATTGGTCGCCACCATCGCATTCGTGATGCTTCCACTGGGAGCGGTAAACGTCTTGCTCGACAATCCGCCATTCACGTACAGGTCGCCTTCGACGCGGGTAGGAACTGCCATTAGTAAACCTCCGGTAGTGAATAGCGGGACAGGAGTGCATCCACGGCAATGGGGAACTCATTGACGATGTTCCCGACGTTGACCGCCTCGCGGTTCGCGTACAGGTGCCCAAGAATCAACTTCATTGCCGCACGGATGCTTTCGGGAACGTCAGCGGCGTCGCCGTAGCCAGCCACGAACGTAATGCTGATGGCGTTGGGCTGGGTGCGGATGGTCGGCCATGTCTGGTTGTAAGCCAGCCGCACACGCCCAGGCTCAATGGATGTGTCCGCCGCGTATACCCCGGCGCTCAACGTCTGCGTTGCCCCTGCCGTGTCCACATAGGTGATGCTCGAAACGCTCTGAAGCGGCGGACGGGGGAGCGTGATTTCGTACCAACCGTTTTCTAGCTCGGTGGGAAACTCGTCCAGCTTGCCAACGAAAGTCGCCGTCACAAACTGGCGGTTGGTACTGGTCTCACAATACTCCCTCGCCGCCGTTATCAGGGAGCCAATCAATTCGTCTTCGTCGTCGCCATCCACGCGCAGGTGCAACTTCGCCTCGCTCAGCGACAGGGGCTCGCTGGTGGGCAGTACGGATGGCTGATAGGACCGCAGCTTCATAGGCCACCCCTGCGTTTGGTGCGGCGTACTGCCGTCTCCGGTTCCGCACGCTCGGACACCTGCAACACCGCCGGCGGATCCATCGGGATGGGGGTGGTTTCCTCCACCTTCTCCACCAGCCGTTGCGCGATGAGTTGGTCACGGTACACGCCGGCTGGGGTCAGGATGTCGCCTTTGCGGTAATTGCCGAATGCTCGAATCACACGCACCTTCATTCCTCACCCCCATTCCCAAACTCCGGCGCGTCCGCACTGGCCCGCGCCGGAGCTAAGGGGGAACGATTGGTGAACTTGGGGGCGCCCTTCTTGCGGTACTCCCCGGCGTACTGGTGAACCGGCTGGAACTTCTCGTTCGGCCACGACACCATCAACTGCAAATGCCCCACCCGCACGTTCGGCGCCAGGAACAGCGTATTGCCGATAGCCTTCCACTGGTTCCAGAAGTAAATATCCTCATCCACCCGCCCCTCTTCCCAGCGGCCTTCCTTGTTGGGCTGGCCGATGAACCACGGGTGAGGCAACTTCTGCAAAGACTCCACCCGGAACAGGGTCAGCCCGAAGTGCGCCGATGCCACCTTCAGGAGTGGGGCGTCCAGTTCGCTCTGCCGAAGTTTGTTCCGGGCGTTCCCGTGTTCGTCTTCGATGCGGACGAGGGCACAATCTTCTTCGCGGCGGGCCTGGAGCGGGGCGATTGCGTCCGCCTCCGGATGCTCAGCCAGCAGGAAACACAGTTCCTTCAGCGTCTCCGCATCAAATACGGAATCGTAGTCAATAG